TCAGATATTCTTGCATTTTTACTGTTTTCTAATTCAGCTAATCTATTTGTTTCTCTTATTAAATCATTGCCCTTTTGTCTTTCTTCATTTTGTTTTATTAAAATTTTTACTAGATCAGAAGAAGAATTTTCAACTAATTTCATAAAATCGTCTAGTTCTTTAACTGACGTGCCAGATTGCTTCAGCAATTCTCTTAATTCTTCTAATTGTTCTTTAGTAGGAACAGCCATAATATTTATCCATTAAAAACTACACAAAATAATTAGACAATAAATAAAAATTGAGCGGATAATTAAATCCGCTCAAGATTATTTACGACTTGCCTTTTTTATTGCATCATTTTCTTCTTTTAGTTGATCTATTAGCTTTTTAACAAACCATTGTCGCAAACCAATTGGCAAATTGTAGCTTTCAAAAAGACTGAATCCGCCATAATATTTCAAATAAAAGAATTGTTCATATATATTTTCTTGGTATTCGCTATTTAACCCAAAAAAAGTCTGCGGACAGCGGCACCTCCATCTCCGCTTCATATGAACAAGCACTACAAGTAAACGTTTTCTTTAGATCTACTGCTTTTACTGTATTTTGATATTGTTTACGTAAAAACCTTGAGTCAGCTGCTGGAAGCAAACTAACTACTCTAGCAAGAGTATCTTTATCTGTATTGCCTTGTATGGAAACAATCATACAGCGTAATTGCTCTAACAGCGTAGAATCGCCGCTATTGCCCTTCTTTTTGCTTTCTGATACACGCAGCAACTCTTTCTCGTCCATACCATTTAAAGCCCTGCAAATCACCGTGTACTTCGTTACAGGCAGTGTTACGACGAATAAACCGTTATCATCAACTTGCAATGAGCTTTCTTCGCTTTCTAGTTGCTCAAGCCTTTCTAATAAATTAAAAGTGCTTTTAACTTTTTCATTACATGATGGACAGGTAACAGTTGTATTATAATCCGCTCCATAAGCTGAAATGCGTGAAGCAACTATGATTGCATTTCTATCCTCTACAGTTAATGTGTCAGTATTGATATTCTTATCCAATACTAGAGATTGTATAAGTTTATCTAATGCAACACCTTTTTTAAGTAGATTACGAGAAGTAAGAATATCTTCTTCTTTAGCGGTCATTTGTTTGATTTCAATGCTGTCTTTTTTATGTAATGGGTGATGTGGTGGATAAAATAATCCTTTGGATGGCAAAGCAACAAATTCTGTTGGTACCATGAAATCTAACTGTGTTGCTTGCAGTGGATTATTTTGTTGTAAAGGTTGGGTTGCTAATTGTTGAGTTGGTAGTCCGTCTTGACGATTTAAGTTTGCCCCTAAACGATCTTCGTTATTGCGCATTTTTTACCTAGCTTTCTTTAAAAGTACTACTTATTTAATTTTCTTGTTTCTATCGATATCAAATTTTAATTCTGCAAAATCATAATTTATTGTTGCGTCTATGGTAACTATATCTTCACTTGCATAAGATAGATTACCATATTTTATATTTGATATTAAAGGATTATATAATAACCATTTTTCTATTTCAGCACCACCAGTGTTTATTTGTATAATTTCAATATTTTCTATATTAGTAATCATATCTATTTTATTAATATTATTTTCTTGAGTTAAATTTGGTAAATAATAACCACTTCTGTTTGCCAATACATGAAATATTCTAGAGGCATCTTCGCTATATTTTTGCCCAACCACAGAGGCAACTTTAATATTGATTGGCTTCCACTTAACAAGGCCGGGATACTTAAAATAATGATTTAAAAGTAAATGTTCTGATGTAGTGATTTCCATTTCTGGCTTACCACATTCCATCAGAGCATATCTTAATTTATCTAAATTACTTTCTAATTTATTATCGCCAAACTGTAAATACCAACGATATTGGCGTAATGGTTCAGGAGTGTTATTTATGTCAGACCAAAACGCCATATAGTATTAGTATTATGGAACGCCGAGATTATTAATATTTCTTACGCTATCATCCCGATCGTTGACATCCATTAACTTTGCCCAATCATATCTTACAGTAGTAGTAATTTCTACTATTTCTTCACTAGAATAATCTAAACTGCCGAATTGTACGCTAGTAAAAAATGGATTAGCTAATCTCCAACGTTCTAAAATTTGACCATCCGGGTTTAATTGTATAATATCAATTGAAGAACCGAGCATATTGCTAAATTTTCTTTTTCCTATGCTAGAGACATTATCAAAACCGGTTACATTTGTTGGTACCCCATACCCAGCTCCTAAAAAAACATTATTAACTAAATTTGTGGCATTTGGTGTTGTAATCGCTGCAAAAGTCATATTAATCGCTTCCCACTCAAGACGACCGGGATAATAAAAGAAATGATTAAGATATTTGTGCGTTATTTCACCAACTTTGGCTTTTGGTTTATCAACTTTTTTTAATGCATATATAAGACTGTCCATAGAGCCGTTGGTAACTTCGGTGGCACCAAAATTTATTATCCAACGATATTGTCTTAATGGTTCTGATTCTTGTTTGCTCCAAAATGCCATTTTTTTATTCTCCTAAAATTAAATTCCTATAATATATATAGTCTAATCGTTGAAACTTGCGCCAGTGTTTGTAATAACGAAGTCAAGAGCGATAAATTCAATAGCGCGTGCTGGCTTCAACATGATTTTTGCATATACAACGTTGCGATCTACAAGTTCTGGCGTTGTTGTTGTTTCATCAAGAATTAAGCGATACTCTGATAAGCCAAAGCGTGACTTAACGCTTGCAAGGAATGGTTCTGCTTGATTTGTGAAACGCTTCCAAGTTACTTGGATGTTTGGATCAAATAGAACAACGCTTGCCATGCGGCTAATTTCTTTTTTCAAGTAGATCATCAAACGACGAACATTGATACGGTCGAGAGCGCTTGGTGTTACTTGTAGTGTCTTTTGACCGAAGATAACAATACCTTCTGCTGGGAATGTAGCAATTGGATTAATGTTAGCTTCGTAAAGAGCGTCACGGTCTTTTGAATTTAGACGCAATGAAGTTTGCACGATTGGCAAACCTGCTGAACCGTTTGATAAACCGCCACGGTTAAAGCCTGCTGGTGCAAACCATAATTCTGTGCTACGTTGTGCGCTAGAGAATGTACCAAGAGCAGCGATAGAAGGTGGCAACCATACTTGTGAATTATTGATGCTGTCTTTAGCCAATACCCAAGGGAAGTATGCGCAACCATAGCTGCTGTTTAGCGCACGTTCTTTCATATTATTAACAACAGTATCAACATTTGGTCTACCGTTACGTACGCTTATAGAAGCTTGGTATGGGTTATAATCACCTTCAAGATCAATGATAGCTAATGCATCGCCACGGGTTTCACATTTTTCAATTAATAGATTTGTTAAACCTTCTGTTTCGACGCCGGGAACAGCTGCTAAATTCATTTCTACTACTTCTGGATCTGCAATGCTTTCGATAGCTACTTTAACGCTATTATATGCATAACTAGTATTTTCTGTTGCACCATTTCCAAGAGTATCAGAACTGAATTGGTCCTTAACAGTAATATCTAAGCCGTCAAAACCACCAACCATTGGTAATGTAAATTTGTTGTGTGTGCCTAATATGTTAGATTTAGAAGTGCCAGCAGCTCTACAACCGGGAACCCAAACAGATGAAGTGCTAGTTCCGCTGATTTCATCAAGGGTAAATAGGAATGAGTAAGAGCCACTTTCAAGACGTGAGTATCTAACAGTATCTACAACATCTTCATTGTATCTCTTGGTACCGTCTATACCCGTGTCCAATCCCCAATATAAAGAAGTTAAAGAAGGAGTAACACTGTTGCTAGAGCTATACAACATTGGTATTTGTGGTAATGTGGCAGTTAAGGCAAACGAAGTACTAGCTGTAAGCACTTGGTCCGCTGCAAATAATGCAGAATCTAAACCACCGCCGTTTGATACAGAAGAAAGTGTTAATACTTTGCGACCATAGAAACCATATGGTAATAAATCTGATTCTACCAAACCATTATCTACATCTGGATTCATTTCGATCCGAATAAACTTAGAATTATTATCATAGTTGCCATATTCTAGGAATGTTTTCTTTTCATAGCTCCATTCGGTGTATTTATCACCAATTCTTCTGGCAATATAGTTTTCACTTGTTGGGTCTAGTGACAAGCCAGAAAAGCGTTCAACATTTACCGGTGCATTGTCATTGTCGCCCATTCTTCTGATAGATAATGTGAAAGTACCAAACTTCGTATATTTATTAGTAGGTAATTTAATATCTTCTATAGAAACTTTTAGATTTAAGCTATTCCATTCACCTTCTGTTAGCGCTTTAACTTTGAAAAGATTTGTTACTGGGTATACACCACCGGAAGAGGTAACGAAACTGCCACTTGCTGCTAAGTGTTGTGATACAACCCAACCGCTTTCTGCATCTTGAGCATTTTCATTATAATCTGAATAGGAATCTTTTAATGGTGCAACGAAAGCGGCATATTCGCTACCGCTAAAATCACCTAGTGTGTATTCTGTCCAAGAAGCATATGTTTCGCCAAGAAAATACGATAAAGAACCTGTTGGTACAAGAGTAGTATTTGTTCTAACAGGATTAGTGTTTAATACTTTACGAATATACTTGCTAGAATCTTTATCAAAATTTGCACTCGCTGTGACTACACCACTATTAGCACCAGATAATACTAGGGTAACTAAACCGTTTGCTCCTGCTTTTACAAGAGTGCCTGTTACGTTATTTAATACTGTAGTGCCGCTTAATTCTTGTCCACTTAATCCAACGCTGCCTGTTGAATAAATAATAGCAGTTAAAGGAGCTTTAGCATTTGCTACAGTTGTGCTACCAGATGTTTTAACAAGAAACAAGCCATATGCTGTACCATATTTCCAACCGGCTTCGCCAGTGCCAGTATTTTCATCACCGCCGTATTGATAACCACCCAAACGAACGAATGTCAATGGTGAGGAATTTCTTAGATATGCTTGTGCGGCATAAGCACCATATGTTGGTGCGCCTTTTGGACCTTCGCGCCATACATCACCCGCTTGATTACCGTTGTGTGGTTCTCCGAAAACATCAACGAAATCAGAGAAAGAATTTACTTTAACAGGACGCATCATAGGACCACGAACTGAGCGACCAATAACTACTGGTCCTATTGCTTCTGGTAATCTTGGTAGTTGAGAATTGTCTATTTCTGCAACTTGTACTCCGGGTGACACAAATCTAAATTTTGACACTGACATTCTGAATTCTCCTTTTGGAGTCTACAAAAATTTGTAGCCTAATAACTTAATATAAATAGTAGTAGCGCTTTTGAAAATACTATAATTATTTCTTTTATTTAGCATTAAACGTACTTTCACGCGCTTTGATACATTTTGCAAATATTTCAAACTTATGGTCTATTTGACCAAACAAATTTTTATTCTCTACCAAAGTAACTATTTCATAATAAACATCACCAAAGAGAACAAAATCGCCTTCACGAACATATAAATCTTGATCTTCTGTTAAACGTCTACGATGAAATTTAACAGTTATAGATGTACGACGATCAATACCAAATACTTCTGTTGTCGTATTGCTGCCTTGCCACTCAACCATAGCTAAAACTTTTATAGGTGAAAGAAAAGTTTTATTAACTGCTTCGCCATATAAATTATAATTTGTGTGTTCACGGCTTATAGGATAATATGTTATTGTTTGACCAATAACACGTTCAATAACTTCATCGTTTACTTGTTTGACAAGATTGCGCTCTTTCTCACCAAGAAACAAAGGTGGTGGGGCAACTTCTGGACGATTAGCTATATTTTCTGCTAAACTAGCTTTTGTTTTTTTCTTTCTTGCCATAAAAATTAACCAACAAATATAAGATTGGGCACATAAGTTTGAATTTTGGAAGCGTCTTCCATGATCTTAGAACTATCTTCATTCAATTTAACATATGTCATTTCAGCAAGTTGTGTCTTTAATTCTTCACGAAGTTTTTCTTTTTCTTCTTTTGCTTCTCCAAGAAGCTTATCGGCATTCAATGTTACGCTATCGCCCGGGATTGGAACTTTATCAAATTTTCCACGTACTTGACCAAGCATTTCTTTGCAAATAGCCAATGCAAAACGGCGTATCCATTGTTTACCTATGCTATTGATTTTATTGTATGGAATGTTCTGAAATGGTAGCGTATTCATGTTATTAATACCATAAACGCCGCTATCAGTGGCTACAGAACCAGATGCATTGGGTGTTTCCAGCCAACTGTTTGATGGAACAGAAAAGTCAAACCAGAACTTTAATGGCGAAGCAGAATTTGGTGTTGGATAGATTCTTAACAAATTATTTCTTATTTGAAATGACCAATCGCTAACGCGAGTTTTGATTGCGTCTTCATAAGCCATAGCTTGTAGCTTATTTTGCCATGCAGGAATAATTTCAAATGTGCTATCGTCTGCATATTGACCATAGGTAGATAAGTTGCCTACAACATTAAGACCGCCAAAGTAACCATAAAAGTTCCAAGATGCACCAGCAGTTTTATAATATACTTTGTGTATAACTACGCGCTTATTTCCTATATTCCAACCATTTGCTGTAGCGGATGAAGAAACAACAGCCTGTAAATCATAATCTTGAACACCGGGAACCATATCAAATGAGGCAGAATATATTGGCTCATTACCGTTAACAGCAACTTGATTATTTACTGTCATTGACACATTACGCGCATAAGTAAATTGCATTTTTGGAAATGCAAGATTGGCATTAGCAAGTGAGGCAGAGTTGATACCGGTTAATTGTCCATCACCATTAAAAGAACCAGTTTCTTGTCCAAGAGCAGAAGGAAGTGCATTTTTTGCTTGATGCAAATTAATTAAATATGAATATTCCAACACTGCTTGTTCATAAGCAGTATGCACTTGGCCTTCTACCAATTCAATATCAACCACATCACCACCAAGCATTTTATAAACAAATGCTACTTGCTCGGCAGAACTACTTTGATAGGTTGCTACTTCATCTGGCGTCCAATAATTTGAATCTATATAAACACCAAATGGTAAACTAGAAGTAGTTACATAGGCAACATTACCAGTGGCAGGTAATATAACCTTGCTCATTTTTGATAATGGTGAGAAATCTGGTAGTGCCATTAAAATTTATTTCCTATAATAAACCAGCTAGCAGCTTATATCTTTTTGCATCTTTCTCAGAGAACAATGCTTCTTTTTTACGTGAAATAAGGTTTTCACTCAGAGTTTCGTTCACGCCCATGCCACCAAATTGTTCACGTTCTTTGTCGAATTGTGCTTTTTCTAGTTCGCCAGTAAAGCTATTTTGCAATGAATCAAGAATAGCAACAACTACTTCTTTGTCTAAGCCTGATTGTTTAACGATTTCATCAACAAGACTGTCATACGATAGTTCTTCTTTTAAATAGTTTTTGCTCATCAACATTTGAACAACTTTTTCAGCATCTTCTGCAGTGATCATTTTCCCTGTTTTTTGCTGTGCTGCTTTAGCAGCGATCTTAGAATATGTATTTACTCTATCAGCCATTTCTTCAGGAGAAATTTGTTTTTGTTTTGCTGGAACGTCCTGCATTGCTGCTTGAACAGCTTCATCATCGGTATTAGGAGTCGGTGCTGGCGGTTGTACGGCTTTTGCTTCCGGTGGTGGTTCGGGAGGTTCTTCTCTCATGGCTGCTTGTGCTGCTACATCTGGACTAGCTAAATCAGTTAATTTAACTGTAGCATTACCTTCGTCATCAACGCCTTTTAAGCTTTGAAGAAAATTATATACTGCTTTTCTTTGCATACCAAATGCTTCATTTAATTTTTGTTCATTTTCTTCCATAAATGCTGGCATGGAGGAATGAATATAATTTGCCAATCTGGCTATGCCGGTAATGATATTATTAGCCTGTTCTGCTGTTAATTTTTTATCTTTTGCATTTTCTAAAACTTTTTCATATTCTTGTTTCATTATATTAATAGCAGCGTTTGTTTTGTTCATACCTAAAGAACGAGCAGAGCCAA